AAGTGTAGTTACCTCTGTTATCAGCGTAACACTTGTAACATGGGGTATTAGGTATCTCACTCAATACCGAACCAATATTACAGCCGTATTCAGCAGGAACAGGCAGGTTGTATTTGTCGCAATACTCTGGAACCCATGACGCTTTGGAGGCAGGTAACCCATAAGATAGCCCCGGCATTTTGCTAGGGTTACCCAATGAACCAATTATTTGTTTTGCTTCTTTGACTAACATTATTTATCTCCCTTTTTAATGGTTCGTCCTTCTTGGCTAATTGCCACACCTAGAGCGTCTGTAGTCCTATACATATTTGACGAAATATTTGAGAACATGGAAACCCTAAATGTTTCTTCCTTGCCATCATTCATGCAAGTAAACTTAATCTCTCGCCAAGATGAAAACTCGTTGTCCTCTTCATAAGTGGTGATTCCGCTTACTTGAACGTTGGTAACGTGGTGTAAAGTTAAATTATTCATGGTGGTGTATTTCTCTCCGTTTTGTTTGTTGCGATGGCCCCCATTATCGCGATTTCGGAATTTCGGTCAAGTGGTTATTTTCTGCAATTGAAATTTTTTTTATTTTTGTTGCAAAAAAGACACAGTCCCCTGTTTTGTATTGATAAAATACCCATTGAACAACAGACCTCTATACCGTGTAGACACAAATTAGGCCCAGTATTGTGTGGGTAACATCACAGAATCAACCCTTGATTCCTTTGTAACAGAATTTTACATACTGAACCTAAACTGGTTCTAGTTTGGCTAGTTAAACAAACCAGTTCCTGTCTAGGACGGGGCGATTGTTGCAGAAATGACACTGTCAAGCATTATTTTGAAACAAATGGTCGCGCACATGACAGAGCCTGTCGGCTCAGAGTTAGTATATATAATTATCGGTCGGGTCTGCTGTGTGGGAACAGGCAGGAGAAAAAAAATGTAGACAATGTTATTCAATTGTAATATTCTGTAATTGCCAACATCGATTTGATGGGATGGCATAATTTAAAAAACTAGGAGATTAATATGTTAAAAGATATTTCTGTTTCGAAGTCTGGTGATTTGGTTATTACTGTAGGTTCTAATGGTAGTGATATAAATCAATTGCCTTTGTCAAAGTCTGGTAAATCATTTGTGGTTGCTACGACTAACGGCTTCTCAAATATTGCAACTCCTGAATATGGTAGTATTGGTGTTAGCATTAACGTTACTGTTCCCAACCAGAACTATGTAGCACCAGTAGTCGAAGAGAAAAAACAGGCAGTCGCAAAATAAATAACTCCCTAGTAAACTTGACCCCTACTGGAAACGGTAGGGGATTTTTTTTCATTTTGTCTAAGAGGCTCGTCGGCTTTTGAAAAGAAGTCGGGTGTAACTGTCGTTTCGGTGTATCGGGGTAAAGGGAGGAGGCTTGAAAGAAAAATGTAGACAATGTCTGCATCTTAAAGTATTCTGGAGCTGCCACTAATGGCACAACAAAAGGAGAGTTAAGATGAGTAATTTAATACACGTAGATGTCGATGCCTCAGAATTAGAAGCAAAGATGGATGATTTGGAAGCTTTAGAAGCGAAAGTAGAAGAGCTTACAAATCAAGTTGTAGAACTTGAAGCTAGTTTATCAACGCTTCACAGTGATGTACATGAAGCTAATCCTGACGGAGATAGTCCAGCTGGGATCGATGATCAGGCTTTAAACGAAGAGCAGATTAGAGATTTGGTATTGGATTTAGTACATTCCATACTTCAAGATGCTACAATCTCAATTGACTTTTAACCTCCGACCGATGGAAGATGGGGAGCCTCACGGCTCTCCGTTTTCTTTTTCAGAGGCATGTCGGCTTTTGAAAAGAAGTCGGGTGTTACTGTCGTTTCGGTGTATCGGGGTAAAGTAAGCCATAAAAATAAATAACTATACACTATCTTATATATAGAGTATGATGAGGTTGCCGTAATGGCTTAACAATTGGAGAGTTTAAAATGACTAAAAGAACAATAGGAAACTGTGACATATGTGGCATCCTGTTAGACGATGTATGGGGTAACAATGCATGGCCTATCATCCCAGACGGTAAGTGCTGTAATACCTGTAATAAAGATGTTATCTTGGCACGAGCGAAAGTTGAATTGACTCGTAATAAAGTTAAAGATATTGAAAAAAGAAGAGATCTGATAATAAAACAACGTAAGGACGTTGGCGAAGAGTTACGTAAAGCAAAAGAAAAATTAATTGCTATTGACCCCTATCTCTGGAATTAGGTCAACTGTAGGAAACTATGGGGGCGAAAGCCCCCTTTTCTTTTCCAGAGACTCGTCGGCTTTTGAAAGTAAGTCGGGTGTAACTGTCGTTTCGGTGTATCGGGGTAAAGTAAGCTATAAAAATAAATAACTGTACATGCTCTTATGTATAGAGTATTCTAGACCTGCCAACAATGGCGTAACAAATAAGGAGAGTTAAGATGCTAATTACTAAACAGTCTGCTTTAAGCGGAAAAACCAACACTAAAGATATCATGGTGACACAAGAGCAAATAGATGCTTGGAAAGCTGGCATGATGATACAAGATGCAATGCCAAGTGTGTCTGCTGATGACCGGGAATTCATGCTTACCGGAATAACTCCAGAAGAATGGAATGGTGTGTTTCCACATGGTGATGATGGTTAAGGAATCAGGGCGTGGTCTCAGGGCCACGCTCTTTTCCAGAGACTCGTCGGCTTTTGAAAGTAAGTTGAGTGACATTATCGTTTCGGGGTTATCGGGGTATAGGGAGGAGGATGACCGTTAACAGAAATATATAGACAATCATGAACAAACTTATTATAATGTAATTGCAATAATGCAAAAAACAAGGAGAGAAGTAAAATGAAAACTTTAGAACAAACCTGTGACATTTGTCTTAAACCATTAGAGAACGAATGGGGTAACAATGCATGGCCCGTCATTCCAGATGGTAAGTGTTGTAATACCTGTAATGGTGATGTGGTCTGGGTACGAATGGCCCAAACCATGTCTAAGTTTAGCACACAAGATGTAGATAATATGATAGAAGAAGTTTTGTTTCGTGAAAGGATTTACAAATGAATATATTAGGCGAAATAGTTTGTGTAGTAATGATATTTGGAATCACCATATTTGCTTTAATAGTATTTACATAGGAGTTACAAGATGGATTTATATCACATGGATTTAGTATTAGTATTACTCTCAGTCGCGGCAATTTCTTTTATGGGAGGCTTTTTAATGGGTATGTTCTTAGGAGATAAGTATTTTTATATTGATGTAAAAAGAAAGCATGATCCTATACCCGAAGCAAAAGGAGAATTAAAAGACATAGATATAATTGCATAATTCATTGCTCCTCCTAAACTTGGCCCCAGTTTTCTGGGGCTTTTTTTTGGGGAGGGGGGGGAAAAAAACAGGCCGTGCTTGTTATATTAGAAATAGGGACTTTATATAATTTCAAAAATTTAAGAATTTTACATTAGTGTATCGTGCTGTACCATCTCTTCAATAGTATCAGTAAAGCTATACTCACGCTTCCAGTTCAGCTTCTTCTCTGCCTTACTGGGATCACCAAGTAACAAATCTACTTCGGCTGGGCGGTAGAAGTCAGGATTAATCGTAACAAGTAGTTCTCCCTTACCGTTATAACCTTTCTCATCTAGACCAGACCCACCCCACATAACTTCTTCATTTATCGAAGCAAAGGCACATTCGACCAACTCTCTTATTGAGTGTGTCTCACCTGTAGCTAATATGTAATCATCAGGTTCATCTTGCTGCATCATTAACCACATACCACGAACATAGTCTTTAGCATGGCCCCAATCTCTCTTAGCATCTAAATTACCAAGCTCAATGGGAGAATGTCTCTCTTTAGGAAACATTATTCTCTTTCCCACAGCTTTTGTAATCTTACGTGTAACGAAATTCTCTCCACGTAACGGAGACTCATGGTTAAACAATATCCCATTGCAGCCAAAAAAATCAGGATAGGACTCTCTATAGTTCTTAACAGCCCAATATGCGTACAGTTTAGCAACTCCATAAGGACTACGGGGATAGAAGGGAGTTGTTTCTTTCTGTGGTGTTTCTTGTACCTTGCCAAATAACTCGCTGGTACTGGCCTGATAGAACTTGGATTTAATTTTAAGAGACTGTAACGCTTCTAATATACGCATTACTCCTAAAGCATTGGTATCTCCTGTTGAAACAGGTACATCAAAAGATATTCTCACATCTGACTGTGCTGCTAAGTTATAGATTTCATCAGGGTGTGTATCTTGAATAACAGTTAGAATACTATTGATATCTGTTAAATCACCATAAAAAGGAATAAAATTAGGATGATCAATGTATTTGTCAATGTTTTCTTTATTTGGTGTACTACTTCTCCGTACTAATCCGTATACCTTGTACTGTGTCTTTAACAGTAGATCTGTAAGGTACGAACCATCCTGACCTGTAACACCTGTAACTAAAGCTGTTTTTTGCATGTTAATAATATAAATAAAAAATATATTTGTGTCAAACTAAAACTTGACACCTTTACATTATTATGTGTATAATAGATTTCTCTCCTTTGTTTTACAGGAGCAGTCTTTATAACAACTTAGTTTTTAGACTGCTCCTGTTTTTTTTCGGCTAGGCGTTACAAAGGGGGGTTGCCAAACTAGTTACAAATTGATACAATCTGTAACAAGAGAGAAAACATGTGTATATTCGTCTTGTTTATTTATTTTGTTTGAAAGTTTACTAACTGATATTATAGTAACAATATGAAACAAATAGGTAATAAACCCCATATCATCTACGGAAAGTTAACAAACGAAGAACTTCGTTCTCTTATTTGTGTTACTTCAAAAGGTCGTAAAAAACCTAATGCTGGTAGAGATCTTATAGAGATGAGAAGTGAAGTAGAAAGAAGAAAATATGTTAGACTTGTACGACACGAAAGAAAGAAGTATACTAAGGATGAAATGTTAGAACGTGCTGAAAAAGGTGAAAACTTTAAACCCGGAAACTTCATAGCAGGGATGGCTCCTAAACAGGAGAAGTTCTGTATGGAGTAT